TGTTACCTTCAATGCAATCGGTAACAAAACTTACACCTTAACTGGTGGTGTAGATTATTCTGCTTCCGGTGGAATGACGGCTGCACTTGGAGATTTAACAAATTCATATAATCTCTTTAATAATAAGGATAACATTGCTGTTGATTATTTGATTATGGGTCCTGGTTTAACCAATGAGTCCGATTCACAAGCAAAAGCAAATAGTCTAATCTCAATCGCAGAATTGAGAAAGGATTGTATGGCAGTGGTTGGTCCTCATAGGGCAAACTTGGTAAATATTACCAATACAACAACTCAGACAACCAATTTGATTAGATTCTTCAGTTCACTTTCCTCATCATCTTATGCAGTCTTTGATAGTGGATATAAGTACACCTATGATAGATTCAACAATCAGTTCCGCTACGTTCCTTGCAATGCTGATATTGCAGGTTTAATGTGCAGAACAAACATTACATCATATCCTTGGTTCTCTCCTGCTGGACAACAGAGAGGTATTTTGAATAATGCAATCAAACTTGCATACAATCCTTCCAAGGATCAAAGAGATCAACTCTATCCTTTGAGAGTTAATTCTATTGTTACTCAGCCTGGCGTTGGTACTCTTCTGTTTGGAGATAAGACTGCACTTGCATATGCATCTGCATTTGATCGTATTAACGTTCGTAGATTGTTCCTCACTATCGAGCAAGCACTACAAAGAGCAGCAAATGCTCAACTCTTTGAACTCAATGATGAACTGACTAGAGCAAACTTCAGAAACATTGTTGAACCATATCTTCGTGACGTTGAAGCAAAAAGAGGTCTTTATGGATTCCTCGTTGTTTGCGATACAACAAATAACACTCCTGATGTGATTGATAATAATGAATTCCGTGCTGACATCTACTTGAAACCAACTAAGTCAATTAATTATGTTACTCTTACATTTGTTGCAACTCGCACAGGCGTAAGTTTTGAAGAAGTTGCTGGTACTGTTTGATTTAAAATAAATAAATTAAAAGGAGAATCCACAAATGGCAACAAACAAAAGTCTAACACAGTTTAAGACAGCATTGAAAGGTGGCGGTGCTCGCGCCAATCTATTTGAAGTATCATTTGGCAATATTCCTGGTGCTGCTGGAAACCTTGATAAAGATACTTTTCTGATGTTATGTAAGGCAGCAAATCTTCCTGCATCAAATGTATCAAATATTGATATTCCTTTTAGAGGAAGAGTCTTTAAGGTAGCAGGAGATCGAACATTTGATACTTGGCAGATTACCGTAATTAATGATACTGGTTTTGCAATCAGAAAAGTTATGGAAGATTGGATGCAACACATTGCACAATATAAAGATGCAAGTGGAGCAGCAGATCCTAATAATTATATGGCAAATGCCACGGTAACTCAATTAAAAAGAACATCTTCAACAATAGGGCAAACAAGAGATTCTGGTGTGGCAGATGATGTTTCATATATATTTGAGGATATTTTCCCAACAAATATTTCTGCAATTGATCTTTCATTTGATACTTCAGATGCGATTGAGGAATTTACAGTAGAATTCCAAGTTAATTACTGGTATCCTGCTACTAAATCCAACCCCACCTAATTAATACGAATTTGAAAGCATAATAAATAGTAGGAAATAAATTAGAATTTGATTATGGCAAAATTGTTTGGATTCTCTATTGAGGATACTGAAGCAGTATCACCCACTACTCTATCTCCGGTTCCTCCTAATAGTGAGGATTCCGTAGATCACTATCTGAGTAGTGGGTTTTTTGGTTCGTATGTTGATATTGAAGGAGTCTATAGGACTGAATTTGATTTAATCAAAAGATATCGGGAAATGGCACTTCATCCCGAGTGTGATAGCGCAATTGAAGATATTGTAAATGAAGCAATCGTTAGTGATACTAATGATTCTCCTGTTCAAATTGAACTTTCAAATCTAAATGCAAGTGACGGCATTAAGAAGAAAATTAGAGAAGAGTTTAAGTATATTTTAGAACTTCTGGATTTTGATAAGAAATCTCACGAAATTTATAGAAATTGGTATATTGATGGAAGACTATATTATCATAAGGTAATTGATCTCAAAAATCCAGAAGCAGGTATTCAAGAATTTAGATACATTGACGCAATGAAAATGCGTTATGTACGACAGGCAAAGAAAAAGGAAAGTGATAAGTATAAGATTTCATCCAGGACTGTTGACAATCCAATGGATTTTGAGTTCCCTGAAATTGAAGAATACTTTGTGTATAATCCAAAGATGACTTATCCAACAGGAACTCCTGCACCTGGAGCTCTTGGTGGTTCTTCCAGTGGAATCAAGATGTCAAAAGATTCCATTGCATATTGCACTTCTGGACTTGTGGATAGAAATAAGGGATCAACTCTTTCATATCTACACAAGGCAATCAAGTCACTCAATCAATTGAGAATGATTGAAGATAGTCTTGTAATTTATAGACTTTCAAGAGCACCAGAAAGAAGAATTTTCTACATTGATGTTGGTAATCTTCCAAAGGTAAAGGCAGAGCAATATCTTCGTGATGTTATGATGAGATATCGTAACAAGCAAGTATATGATTCTGCAACCGGAGAAATTCGTGATGATAAGAAGTTTATGGCTATGCTTGAGGACTTCTGGTTACCTCGTAGAGAAGGTGGTAGAGGAACAGAAATCACAACTCTTCCTGGCGGACAAAATCTTGGAGAAATCACTGACATTGAATACTTTAAGAAGAAACTGTATCGTTCATTGAACGTACCTCCATCAAGAATGGATGGTGAAGGTGGATTCAATCTTGGACGTTCATCAGAAATTCTACGTGATGAAGTTAAGTTCACTAAATTTGTTGCTCGTTTGAGAAAGAGATTCTCGGCAATGTTTAGTGATATGTTGAGAACTCAATTAATTCTCAAGAACATCATTACTCCAGAAGATTGGGCAGTAATGGATGAGCATATTCAATTTGACTTCTTGTATGATAATCACTTCTCTGAACTTAAGGATGCCGAACTTCTAAATGAAAGGTTGAATATGGTTCAGGTTGCGGAACCATATGTTGGTAAATATTTTTCACAAGATTATCTTCGTAGAAAAATTCTTCGTCAAACTGATCAAGAGATTATTGAACAGGATCAAATTATGAAAAAGGAAATTGAGAATGGTATTATTCCCGATCCAACTATTCCAGTTGACCCCACAACAGGAATGCCAATGGATACAAATGCACCTCCTACACCTGGAATGGATTTGGGTAAACCAGTTATGGAACCAAATATTGACAATCAAGGAAATGTAACACAAGTAGATGGAAAAATTGCAGAACTTCCCAAGGGTGGAGAGATATAAATAGATTCAGTTCCAACTTAATGTATTAAAAAATGGATGATTTAATGGATATGATTGCCGCTGATCAGTCACCATCACAGATTAGTGATAAAATTAAAGACTTGCTATTCTCAAAATCGGCAGAAAGAATTGATGCTTTCCGTCCTATGGTAGCAAGTTCGGTATTTGGCGAAAATGAAGAATCCGAAGAAGAAGAAGAATACGAGGAAGAAGGCGAAGAGTGATAGATAATGTCTGAAAACCTATCAGATTTCTTTAACCTTATAGCAGAAGCAAATAAGGAAAAGAAAAAATTAAAGGAAGAAGAAGATAAGTTTATTTCAGAACTTATTGGGGCGAATGATATTGTTGAAAATATACTTCTCGAACTTACTGGAAGAGAATATGAAAAAGAGCAACAAGAATTAGTTGATAATATCATTGAAGAAGTAGAGGAGGAAGTAAAGGATATTAATGATGTTGTTAGAAATATCATTAAACCAGAACCACAGGAAGATACCAGAAAATATATCAAAGAAGGATTATTAAATATTCCCTCTAATGAAAAAACTCCCGATCCCCTTACTCCACTCAATCAGAACTTTGTAACTTTAAACCAGCTTCAACAGCACTATAAGTTATTCATCAATCGCATTCAACAACAACTCTCCACAATCGGTGGTGGTGGAGAAACTAAATTAAGATATTTGGATGATGTTGTAGGTGTTGCAACGAATTCTGCTGCTTATGATGGTAAAGTTCTGTCCTGGAATTCAACAACAAACAAAGCAGAATTTGTATTAGTTGGTGATTTGGATGCAGATACTTTGGATACAGTTACCGACCGTGGAAATACAACCACGAATGGTATTGGAGTTTCGTTTGTAAATCTTCCAGTTGGTTCTGTGATTTCTGGTGTATCTTCAATTGTTGCAAATATTACAAGAGCAAATTTAAGTTCAGTTCTTGAATATGGACCATATGCTAATCTTGGGATTGGTAGTTATGGATTAACATATGGTATTACTGGTGTTAATTATGCAGTTTATGAACTCCAAGTAGTTCCATCACCCACACTTCAAATAGGTGATATTATTGCTGGTGCAGGTATTTCAGTTGGAAGTGCAATTATTGGTATTGGTACTGGTACATATAATAAAG